TATAAGCAACATTACAATCGATGGCAGCAAAGTAAAATATAAAGTTTCTGGCGGTGTTGCTGGCAGGCGGTATATGATTAGCTGCAAGGTTACCACTTCCGATGGCGAAACGATAGAACGATCAATTTATCTAACGATATCCAAACTTTAGGCTGACCAATTTCTAATTTGCTCGAAATTGCCTCTTGACATTTCAGAATAACCGTCTATAATTATAGTGTACAATAAATTAGAGAGGAGTATGCAATGATCGAAGGCAAAACGCGGATTACCACAATTAGGTTAGATGCCGAGGCGGATCGGAAATCAAGGTTAATGGCAGAGTTTTATGATAAGCCGTTATCAGAGATTTATCGTGACGGGATCAATGTTATGTTTGAACGCTTTGCAAGTAATGATCTATTAGAAGAGATAAATGCATTCGAATCACTATTATTTCATAGCGGTTATAGGATTGATGGGGAACTAACAAAAATCATAGATTTAATTGATGACAGGCAATTTAATCAAGCTGCTATGGTAATTAGTGAACAATTGAGCAGGTTTGAAAATAAAACTGCATACCGAGATCTTATAGATATGGGTACGCGGTTAGTACATTTGCTAACAATTAATTAGCCCGCTAACCTGAAATTGGATTAGCGGGCTAAGGTTGAGAAAAACAAGATTCAAGTAGAAAGGATGTTAATATTATAAACGATACAATCCAAATGTCAAGTAAAATAAATAAAATTTTTCAAACTTAACGAAAGGAGTAAAAATGGAAAGTCCCAATAATAAGATTGAACTGTATGAAAATTACAAAAAAATTGTGTCATACGGACAATCCCCAGAAGTTTTGAAGGCATTTCGAGACGTACTTGGTCACGAAGCGCCTGCATTTATCCAAAGCGCGATTACTGCTGTAAAAATGGATGAACGCTTACAGCAATGCACACCACGTTCGATTTTCAACAGTGCATTGCGTGCGGCTACACTACGCCTGAGTTGCGATCCAGCAATCGGGCACGCTTATTTAATCCCTTACAATAATAGGGGCAAAATGGAAGCCCAATTTCAAGTCGGCTGGAAAGGTATCCAGCATATGGCTCTCCGCACCGGTAAATACCAGTATATAAATGTTAGCAAAGTTTATGATGGTGAAGAGGTTGTAGAAGATCGTATTACCGGTGAGCTCAAAATAACTGGGCAGATGAAATCTCCCAAGCGTGATATTGGATTGATCGCCAGCTTCGGATTGACGAATGGCTACCATAAATCGATTTTTATGACCTATGAAGAATTAGAAGAACACGGGAAGCGGTATTCTAAATCCTATAAAGCCAATTCGCCTGAGAGCATTTGGGTGAAAAATAAGGAACTTGCTTATCATAAAACCATATTGCTGAAATTATTGCGTACTTATGGTTACCTCGAACCTGCTGAAGCCGCAATGCTTGATGGTGAAGAGGAAGATGAAGAAAATATTGACTTGGAATTACCTTCAGAGGATAAGGTAACCATAATTGACGAGCCCAAATTCAATTCTATTGCTGAGATTAATAAAACTCTTGGCTACGAAGATGATGATGACGATTTGAGCAGTCCTAAGAACTCAGAAAAAGAGGTGGTAGAAGAAAAGAATGAAACTGAGGAAGATACCAAAGCTAAGGATAAGCCAAAAAGACCATACGCACCAGAAGACCTGAAAAAAGCACTTGTCACAACCTCAACCCGCGTGGACCCAGCAACGGATAAAGACCGCCAAGTTTTAGCAGCCGTGCTATCCCAATTCACAGAAAACGATGACCAGCGCCATAAGATTCAAAAGTTTCTGTTCGGAGCTGAATCGCTTAAAGATGTTGAGCCCAGAATGGTCACAGCTGCTTTGCGCTGGTTAAATCCTTATTATGAGGAAGGCGAATACTTGGTAGCTGAGCACGTAGCCAAGGAATTGGAAGCGGTTTATCAGCAAGTGTTAGAACAAACAGAAGAATTTTAGATAACAGGAGAATAAAATATGTATCATAGAATTGAAATGATCGGTCGATTAGGCAAAGAGCCTGAACTGCGTTATACCCCAACTGGTGAAATGGTGTGCGAGCTTAGCGTTGCCACGGATCACTATAAAGGAGCCAACAAAGTCACAGTTTGGTTCAAAGTGACTGTTTGGGGTGAAATGGCAAAGATCGCTGCAGAAAGCCTGCACAAAGGAAACTTGGTCTATGTGCACGGCAGGCTCATTCCGGACGATACCGGAAACCCACGAGCTTATAAGCGCAAAAATGGTGATCCAGCAGCAAACTACGAGGTCATTGCCAGCAAGGTGCTATTCCTCAGCCCAAAAGATAAGCCTGCTTACGCCGATACTGATGATGATATCTTTTAGAGGTTACTATGAAAGTCAATCTGTTAGCCGATCTTGAGAGCTATAGACAATATGATAATCAGAATCGTGGCGAAAAGCTTTACAGCGAATTGAAAAGTATCGCTGATAAGATGACAAAAAATGAGCTCAAAATGGCACAATCATATTACGAGAAAGTAAGTGATTTAGATATCAAAGGGATGGGTGTGCTGAGCAACATCGAGCTTGCTTTGAAGCTGACGCGCTGGCTATATCCCAGAGTGATGGCAGCTTATTGTGAAAGTAAAAAGGAGTAATGATGACTGAAGAATTAGAACGATATACATCGGCAGTAATGAAGTTGACTGATTTAGAGCTTGAAAAAGAGAAGTTGAAACAATCGCTGATACCTGAGGAAATCAGAGAAAAGTTATCTGAGGTAGATGAGGAGTTTGAGCCCATGATAGCCCAAGCCCAGCAGGAAAAGGAAATTGCCCAGAGCGAGGTTATAAAGGTCGTTTTGGAACGAGGCACTACGATACGAGGCTCAACGCACATGGCGGTATATCAAAAGCCACGCACAAGCTGGGATGCTGAACTCTTAGATAAGTTAGCGATTAAATATCCTGAGATTGAATTAGCTAAAAAGGAAGGCAAGCCGTCAGTATCAATTAGATTGATCAAGTGAGGTTAAAGTGGAGATTGATTATAGCGATGGGATACCGAAGATCAAAGTAACGCCGGCAATGCGCTCAGAAATGAACGCGATTTATGCCCAGAAATTCAGTCAGACCAATCGGCTGAATGATTACACGGATTGCCTGAAAATGGATAGCCGAAAAGCTGGTAACCTTGGCGAGATTGTATTCAAAGCGTTATATCCTGTCGCTATAATCTCAACCGTGTACGATTATGATTTTATCTATCAGGGAAAGCGTGTTGATGTGAAATGCAAGCTGCGCTCCGCCCCGCCCAATTGGGGGCAGGAGGCTTCGGTCTACGCTTATCAGCTAAGGAAAAACAGCACCGATGTGTACTATTTTATGAGCACAACACCACAGTTTGAATGGGTCTGGATTTGCGGTTATATCGAGCGGAATGAGCTGATGCTCAATCCTAAAAGCAAGCTCTGGAATGCTGGAGAGTTCGATAAATCGAATGGCAAGGTATTCAGCCAAGACACGCTGAGCATATCCTATCGGAATCTCAAAGTTCCGAAGTTGGACGGAGTAGATGTAAATATATGCGAAATTACCAACAAATAATTATCGGTCAGTAAAATGGGAGAGGAATTCAAATTTGCGTGGATAAAAATATGTTATAATATATTTGCTGTGGTCAGAGAACCTACAACCTAATTAGGATGTTTCGCCGGACGTCACCCTTCCACAGCAGGGTGGCATCCGGCGGAATGTTTAAGAGGTATGAATGGCTTACAATAATTATTGGATAAAACTTTATTATGAGATTTTGACCGATCCAAAAATGGGCGGAATGGACGATCACACTTGGCGCAGAACCATAGAGCTATTTCTGCTGGCTGGTAGCGAGGGAAAGGATGGATATTTACCACCGATTGCTGATATAGCTTGGCACTTAAGAACGAGTGAAGAAGATGTTGAGCAGGTTCTATCTGAGCTCGAACAACTCCACATTATTGCTAAAACTGATCAAGGCTATGTCGTTGCAAATTATGCCAAGCGCCAGAAAAGCATCGAACCAAAAGAGCGTATGCAATCGTCACGCAATCGTAAACGTTCTGAGGAATATTACAATTCAACCTATTTTCAGGATGGTGTTACGAGTCGTAACAGTAATAGTTACGATGGTGTGACAAGTCGTCAGACAGATATAGATAGAGATATAGATAAAGATATAGATAGAGATATAGAATCAGATCAATCCGCTGCTGCTGCTTCAAACAATGCTGACCTTGGCGAGATTTTCAAAGTTTACGAACATGAGATTGGCATCCTGACGCCGTTCGTCAGAGAGGAGATGTTAGATGCCGTTGACCACTATCCGCGCGACTGGATTCTGGACGCGATCCGTGAATCGGCAAAATCAAATGCACGCAATTGGAAGTATGCGCTGGCAATTTTGAAACGCTGGAAGGCTGAAGGTAAAGATGCGCGAAAAGGCAAACCTGATGTAAAGCAAGAAGAATCGAGATTAGGTGAATTCAGGAAGCTTTACCAAGATCAAAATCGAAAATAGGTAAATTTGCGTCTTGACAATTGAAAATAACCTGCTATAATTATATTAAGAAACTGGATAGAGAAAGGATCAGCGAAATGGACAGGAAAATCAAAATCGAAATAACGGGCGTGGGCAATGCAAAACTCAGCATAGACGATAAAGAGTTCCAACTGAACAAGCAGGAGCTCAGGTATCTGCTTATGGAGGCTGAGAATGCGTTGGATGCGCTCGGATATTTAGAAGTGAAGCGCTGGCAAAATATTGTTAGAGATTGAAAGGATTTACAATGAGCTATAAACTAACGATTGAAGTATCAGATTTAACTTGGCTTGAGATAAATTATCTCACCAACTCAAAGCTCGAAAATATCGGCAAGATTATCGAGGAACTCATTCACGAAAAAGCCGATCAGCTTTTAGAGTTTGAGTATCTCGACCGCAACTCTGAAACCTACCTATGTAAGCACAGATGGCTCAAATGCAATGAGGATAACCAGTATGAGTGCCAAGTGTGCGGGATGGTATTAGAATATCAGGCGCCATACTAAAACGAAAGGAGTAACAATGAAAAACGAAAAGAGTGAGTCGAGGGTAATAAGAACAGTTTTTCGCAAAGATGGGTATTCTGGTGTAGTAACGGCATTTTTCCCAGATGAGCCTTCTATTATGGGAAAGGGTTATATCGTGTGTGCAAATAGTACATATCACCGCATCCACGCAGATATAGACCGATATCTTGCCAGCAAGCCCGCAAAACCAGAGGAATATAAGGAACTGATGTATGAATTGATTGCTGACGGCATGCTAATTGAGCTACACACAAAAAGAAGCATTAGAAAGGAGTAGAAATGAGCAAAGAAATTGAACTAAAGCCCTGCCCTACTTGCGGAGCAAAAGTTGAATTTTTCGAGGGCGATGAAAATCATTATGGTGCTATTGTATGTGTAGGTTGCGGGTCTATCGTAATGGCAGAAAATCTTGATTCTGACGAAGAACTGATTGAGCATTGGAATAAACGCCCATCGCCGTGGATATCTGTGGATAAGGAAACGCCAAAACTTGGAGAGATTGTTTTTATTGTAATTGGTGATTTACCCGAATATGACATCGGTGTTCTTACTGATTCGGGTTGGATAACAATGAATCACTCTTTATCTTCGAGTAAGGATATAAAATATTTTATGCGGAAACCAGAATTGCCAAAGGAGTAAAAATGCAAAGAGCAATGGCTGAAAATTCTTTTTTGAATGATAAGATAAGGCGAAAAATCGAGCGATGCTTGGAAAGTTATTCCGATAAAGGCAAGCCAATATTCATTTATGCAGAAGAAAGGGCTCGTAAACTATTTTGGGTTATGCCTGATTTTGAAACAGTTTATATGTTTGTTCCTAAGAGAGGCAAATGGATAGAAATCCCCGAGAAGGATTGGAAAGCTGGGGATAAGATACGAGCCATGGTCGCATTAGACATAGCACCAGAGGAATGTGGGATAAAATCCGTCAATTGTTCTTCAGATAAGAATAACTAAGGAGTAAAATGCTTACCGCACTTGATTTAGCAATCGCAGCAACAGCGCTGGCGTTGATCCTAACCGCGCTGGCTCTGGTAATCGATGCCGTTCGCGGAAAGTTGTGGGGATAAATTCCTAAGACGCACTTCGGATGTGATATAATCGCGCGGGAGTTAGAGATAAAATGTCCGAGCATGACGAGCAGTATAAATTATTCTCGTGGACACGCTACCGCCCAGAGTTGCGCTGGATGTTCGCCATCCCGAATGGGGGCTACCGCACTAAAGCAACGGCTGGCAAGATGGCTGCAGAGGGGCTTAAAGCTGGAGTGTGGGACATCTATTTGCCCCGTCCCAGTAAGGGCTATCACGGCTTATTTTTGGAGATGAAGTTTGGTCGCAATAAATTAACCGAGCTCCAGCAGGAGTTCTTTGAATACGCTACCCAGCAAGGCTATTGTTGCAAAGTAGCTTATAGCGCTGAAGAGGCAATTGAGATTATTGACGAGTATTTAGGATTAGCATGATCATTCACGGCGATGCAACCAAGATACCGCTGGCTGATAATAGCATTGATACCTGCATAACCGACCCGCCGTATCATCTTACGAGTATCACAAAGCGATTTGGCAAAGAGAATTCCGCCCCTGCCAAATATGGAACGGATGGGGCTTATGCCAGAGCAAGTGCTGGATTTATGGGCAAAACTTGGGATGGCGGTGATGTTGCTTTTGACCCAGCGACTTGGGCTGAAGTTTATCGTGTGCTCAAGCCAGGCGCATTGCTGCTCTCATTTGGCGGGACGCGCACGTATCACAGGATGGTGTGCGCAATAGAGGATGTTGGGTTTGAAATAAAAGATACAATTGGCTGGGTATATGGGTCAGGCTTTCCGAAATCCTATGATATAAGTAAGGCGTTGGATAAGATGGCTGGGGCGGAGAGGGAAGTGGTTGGGACAAGAAAACACACATACCCAGATAGCGATAATTGGGGTGAACCAAAAAATCTATCGAGCGATGGCTACTTTCAAAGTGAACAAAAAAATAGCGATTTGGCGCATATTCCAATCACCGCCCCATCCACCCCCGAAGCCCAGCTCTGGGATGGCTGGGGTACAGCTCTAAAGCCAGCCATGGAATTAATCGTAGTGGCAATGAAGCCTCTTGATGGAACTTATGTTGAGAATGCCCTGAAATGGGGCGTGGCTGGAATGTGGATTGACGGGGGAAGGATAGAAGGCAAAAGATGGCCAGCCAATCTCATTCACGATGGCAGCGATGAAGTTCTGGAGCTGTTCCCTCAAACTGGTAAGTCAAGCGGTGGGCGTATAGGAAATAAGGGTTCTGCGTTGAATATGATGGGAACGAAATATGAGGCTGGCGACCCTGGCTATGGTGACGAAGGTTCAGCTGCCAGATTTTTTTATTGTGCAAAGGCTTCACGGGCAGAACGGAACGCTGGGCTGGAGGGGGCTGAACCGAAGTGGGTTGATGAAACACGCAAGCCAGACTCCGTTGGTGGCAATAATCCACGCAATAGGGGCGCAAGAGCTGACACGAATTTTCATCCTTGTGTTAAGCCCCTCTCACTTATGCAATATCTTGTGCGCCTCACCAAGACGCCAACTGGTGGCATCGTGTTAGACCCGTTTATGGGTTCTGGCACAACGGGATGCGCTTGCGCTTTAGAAGGGCGAGAGTTTATCGGGATTGAAAAGGAAGCTGAGTATGTTGAAATTGCCGAGAAGCGGATTGCCTACTGGTCTAAACAGCCCAAATTGCCGGTGGAGTAGAGGATAAGATGACCGATTTACTTGCTAACGGCAAGCCACACTTTGTGTATATTGACGAGGAAACGAAAAGAATGTGGTGGATAATGCCAGATATGGAAACAGTACGTATGTTCAAAACTGGCAAAGAAAACTGGATTGAAATCCCACCAGAAGACTGGAAAATGGCGGATATTGAATTTGCCAGTCAATTTCTTGATATGTTTTTACAAGATGACTGAGGTGAATATGAATATTATTGAAAAGTTTATCAAAAGACAAAAAGACCTAAAGGCTGCAAGGACTGCCGACCTTAATAGAAAATTAGAGATAGCGGAGATGTGGGGCGAACTGGACAATTATGAAGCTACTGGCACGATGCCACCTGAGGAAAGGATGTTGGAAATACTTAATAGACGGCGGGTACTGGATAATGAAAAATCCGCAAGGGATAAAGCCCTAAATAGAAAGCACTTTTTTAGGATGCCATTATGGTTTTACGCTTTGAGAATAGGGATACGGGAAAAAAGGAATATGAGGTGATTTATGTATAAGACAAGTTTTACGCTTAACGAGTTGATGAATACGGATATTGAAAATACTACTGAGCTTGAATTTACTTATCGACGGGGCTATATGGACGGATTTTTTACAGCGTTTGACAATTTTTATGACTTGCTAATTGCAGGCGTATCTAATAAAAATGCTTACAACCGATGTTGGGACTTTTGGAATCAAGAGCTTAGGAAATGGCGAAATGGCGATTGCAGCCACGAGGTATTACCGCCACAACTGCCCGACTTATTTTTAGAGGATAAATAGCATGGATGATCTTGCGAGGCAAATTTTAGAGAAGCGTTCAGGAGAGCCGGCACGAGAGAAAGTCCGGCGTCTTTTTGGTAAAGGGGGTTTAACAGAAGATTACGCAAGAAAAATGCTTGCCGGGATGCGCCTTTACATTGAAAAAACAGAGGGGTTATCTGATAAAGTTAGGGGCGAAGACACTGTCAAGTATTATCGCGACGGGACGCGAGAATACGTCCGGGATATAAGCTTATCGGATAACGAGGCTGCAGACCCGGCAACTGTGATGCGAAAAATGGGTTTTGACCCGCTGTTATGGGAGCTTATTGATTGCAAATTACGCAAGGGGAATTGGGATAGCACAATCAAAAACAATGATGGTGAGCCGGTTACAGTTACTAATTACAGTTACAGTGTAACGATCAAGGTCAAGCCGATTACCAATTCGCCATTGAGCCTTGAGGCGTTGACCGATGCCATTATGGCGATCAAAGTTCCACAGGTAAGTTTGCCAGAATATAGCGATAAAAAGGCTGGGAAGTATTTGTTCGAATTGCCGTGGATGGATTTTCATTTTGGCAAGCTGTCTTGGGGCAAAGAGACGGGTGATGCTGATTTTGACATTAAGATTGCTGGTCAGCTATTCAGGGACACAATTGATGAGTTGATTAGAAAGGTGATGAGTTCTGGCTATGAAATAGCTCAAGTTTTATTCCCAGTGGGTCAGGATTACTTCCACTTCGACAATCCTAAAGTCCAGACAACTGCGGGCACGCAGCTTGATTCGGACACTCGTTGGAAAAAGATGTATACATGCGGGCTTGAGCTTTTGATTGAGACGATAGAGAAATTGAGGAAAATTGCACCAGTGGCAATTCTCTGGGTCCCGGGAAATCATGATGAGGAGT